GGCCACTCGAAATAGTTTGTTTGAAAGAATCAACGAGGCTCAAGGTCAATTCTATGATGAGCTTGAGGCAACGGAGGGACGTTTAGGCGAAGGTCTGGCTGGCTTAGGCAATTTAATTAGTGGTCCTGGTGGATTAGGGCAACAAGTTGATGCGCTGTCTGCTGGACAAGAAGGCTTGAACTTAGGGCTGGGACAACTTGGAGGCATGCTTGGCGGCAGGCTTTCAGCGATAGAAGGTCGTCGTGATGTTGATGAGTTTAAACTAGATCCCTTCAGCCTCACCCGCCTACCTGGCTATCAAGCTCGTCCTCAACAACAATTCCGCAGTATTTTTGACCCCGCTCGACAGCGTAGAGGGATGTTCTCATGACGTATTTGCAACTAATCAATGGCGTTTTAACTCGATTGCGTGAGGACACAATCACGGGTTTGGTCGGGACGACAGACACAGTTGCACTTTTGGTTGCTGAGTTTGTTAACGACGCTAAGGACACTGTTGAACAGTCTCATGATTGGAATGCGTTGCGCTTCACGTGGACCTTCAATACCAGCGCAGGTACAAATACCTACGCCCTCACAGGCAGCCAGCAGGGTGACAACATTGAGTTGGTTTCCAATGACACGACTAATGTCCTACTCAAGCAAACAACGCCGTACGCGATTAGGCGTAAAGGTATAATATCAAGTAGTAACGCGGAGCCTAGCCTCTTTGCGATCAATGGCGTGGACGGTAGCGGTGATACGCAAATCAAGCTCCACCCTACCCCTGATCAGTCGTATAGCATCATTGTTGATGGCTACAAAAAACAAGCCGCCTTGTCAGCAGATACCGACACCCTATTAGTACCGTCAAAGCCCGTCATCTACATGGCGCTTGCTATGGCCGCTAGAGAGCGAGGTGAAGTAGGCGGTCAAACCGCTGCTGAACTGTTTAGGTTAGCGGGCCAATATCTATCTGACGCTATTGCTATTGACGCCTCCCGATCACCCCTTGAAAACGTATTTTTTGTAAGCTGATGGCACAAGCACTTCAAAACTTAGTCATATCGAATCCAGGCTTTGAGGGCGTCAACACGGAAGACAGCCCCTTACTACAAGACCCTGGATTTTGCCGTGTAGCAGACAACGCGATCATTGATCAGTTTGGACGTATTGGTTCGCGGGAAGCCTTCAAAACCTTTACGGGTAACGCCAGCATCACCGTCAGCAATCATGCTGATCGGGCGTCCTCTACTACGACCGTACACCGCATTGGCTCAGGGTTTATCGGCGGCACGCTCAACATTTTGTGCGTTGTGAGCCACAAGCAATTTAACGCGGCGGGTGCGCAGGTTCAGATTAATTACTTTTTGTGTAAAGAAAGCAGCGGGTCACTGACTGAGGTCTCATACCCTAGCCTGAATGACGCAAGTCAGCTGCTCGATGCGCAGATCGTGTCGTTCGTAGATCGTCTTTACATCTTGAGTAAAACCAACGCGATGCTGGTCTTCAACGGCTCTACCATTGTCAAGGTTTTTACGGGTTCGCAGAATACGGACTACATACCCCCGCAAACCAACTCTGGTGTCATCTCTAGCGAGATCAACGGCAACGTCGTCTGCTCTGCTTATGGTCGTCTTTGGGTTGCTGGTGTTGGTAATGATTACAACGTCATTTACTTTTCGGACCTACAAAAAGCTCACCAGTGGTACGACGGTAAGTCCTCACCCAGTGATGCAACCAACACTGCTGGTTTTATCGATGTCGAAGAGTTTTGGCCTACAGGATCAGACAGCATTGTCGGTATTGAAGCGCACAACAACTTTCTGATTGTTTTTGGTCGAACGTCAATCCTAGTCTTCGGAAACCCGTCGGGCGACCCTGCTGCTGCTAACGGCATTTTCCTGTCTGACACTGTGTCAAATATTGGCTTGGTATCCCGAGACGCAACGGCCAACACAGGCTCTGACCTACTGTTTGTGGACGACTCAGGCGTTCGATCCTTTGGCCGAACCATTCAAGAAAAGTCAGCACCGATTGGTGACTTAACCAGAAATGTCAGAACCGAAATTTCTAATTTGATACGGACCAATAGCGACAAAACGACGATTTCGCTGACCTATTTGCAAAACAAAAACTTAGCGGTTTGTATTTTTAGCAATGATTCACTGGCCTTTGTCATTGACTTGCGGTCTCCATCTAAGTCTGGGGCCAACAAGATCACTCGCTGGAAGAATGTTGTTTTTGAACGTGCAGAGTTTGTGGAGGCAGGTAACGAAGCGTTCACTGTACTTGGCTCTAACAACAGCAACGGTCTACTCAAATACGATGGGTTTTTGGAGTACGACAGCGAGCCATACACGCTGGAATACGAGTCCAATCAGTTTTCGTTTGGGGATGCGACTCGGACTAAATTTATTAAGAAACTCGTCTACACCGTGATCTCAGCCAACGCCGCAAGCACTGCCGTTGCGCGGTGGGGTTATGAGGGAGAAATCGATCTCAGTAGAAACTTCGATTTGCAATCAATTATTCCCGCCAAGTTTGGTGAGGCTGAGTTTGGTATTGGCGAGTTTGGACCTGGATCAACACTCACCGTCCGCTACAAAACCAACGCAAAAGGCAGTGGCAACACTGTGCGTGTCGGCATCAACGCCAACATAGTGGGCAACGTCTTTTCACTACAAGAAATCGATATTCAAACCCTGTTAGGGAGAATCACCTAATGTCACTTTTAACCGAATTGTTTGGAAGCGATCCTATTGGCAGCGCTCTCAGTACAGGACTTCAAGTTGCCAATATAAACGCGATCAAAGATGCAGGTCGAGACGCTAGGAACTATTTAGACTCGCTCGGGGATCAACTGGCTGATGACACGCAATTCCAAGGGTTTGGCGTGAGGACTGGCCTCGGGCGCAGCAATGTTGCCCCGTCAGGCGACGTCGATGTTGGTGTCGGCATTGATCCTCGCTTTCAACAAGCCGCCCTCGCCAACCTAGATAGTAGCGGGATGATGTCAGGGCTTGCTGGAACTGCTGCGAATCGAGCGGCAATGGACCCCAGAATAAGAGAGCAACAAGTATTCGATCAGTTGATTGCGCTACAACAACCTGAGATCGCAAGAGCTACGGCACAAAATCGCGCTCAAGAGTTTGCCACGGGCAGAAGCGGTCTCATGGGGACTCAGTTCGGCGGTACAGCGCAAGACGATGCTCTAGCAAGGGCGCAAACACAAGCCCGCAGACAGGCCGCTGTGGACGCTCTAGGCATCACTAGAGAGGAGCTTGCAAACCAAGCACAGATCGCCTCTCAGCTGGGTAGTTTGGGTGTCAATCAAGCCAATATTGGCTCTGGCTTGTTTGGCACAGCGATGGACCCAACACGCTTGCAGCTTGACGCCTTGAACGTAGGCAGTGCTGTCGGTGGTGCGCCCTTCCAGACAGGACAACTCACAGGCGCTGGTTATCGAGCGCAAACAGGGCTGGCAGGTGCTGAGTCGCGCTTACAGTCAGAGCGAGACGCACTCCAAGCACAAGTCAACCTTATCAACAACGCATTAGGAAACCTTGGTACGGCGACGGTTTCGGGCGGCGGGCAAAGCGGCACTCTTTCTGGATTGACAGGCTTGCTTGGCGCAATTCCCCCAGTCCGTGACAGCGGCTTTTTTGACCTTTTATTCGGAGACTAATTATGGCAGTTGGTAGCAATCAAGCAATGAATGTGCAGGGCATGCTTGGACGTTTTGTCGATGCAAGCAGACGGCCACAGGCAGATTTTAACTTCGTTCAAAAGCAAAGAGACAAGACGCAAGCGGCCAACGTGAACATGGCAGACCCAGACTCGCTTGAAAGGTATGCAAGTTACCTGCGACAGCAAGGCCAAGTCGAGCAAGCTAACGCCATGATGCAACGCGCAGATGCTTTGAGAAAGTCAAAGACCGATGCAGAAGTCGCTGCTCGTACAGCCACAATTAACTCAGTCCTTGGTAGTTTGGCGATGCGTCGTGATGCGTTACGAGAACAGGGGAAGTCAACCGCTCAAATTGACAACAAAATTATGGAAAAGGCTTTGGAGTTTGGCGTAAACCCAAGGGACTACCTTGGAGATTCAGAGCTTCCCGAAAAACAGTTTCAAGAAGCAGATGGTAACGCTTATTCATTCAATCCAATTACAGGCCAAGCCGAGTTGATTGCAGGTAAAAGCAAAGAACGAAATCCGTTTTTGATGCGCAACGTGCCGCAGGATATTCGTAACTTTTATGAGCCACAAAGTCTTGTTGATGCAGAAACCCAAAACGATCCGTCTTTATTAAAGCTCAAGAAAAATGCGGACGGCGACAATTTTTCGGCGATTCTGCAAATAAACAACACAATCAGAAACATCGATGAAGCTATTGAGGGTAGCAAGAACTTTTTGGCTGACGGTTTCATCGGCATGCTTGGCGCGGCTACAGGCCTTTTGACTACAGCTGTTGACCAAGAGGCTGCACTTGACGCTATCAAATCGCAACTTGGTATGGAAATGATCAAAGAGCTTAAAAAGCTAGGCGGCGGATCGACAGGTTTAGGACAGGTCAGTAACTTAGAACTGCAAGCCCTTCAAAGCACCATTGCGACTTTAAATATCAATATGTCTGGTGAAGAGGTAAGACAGAACTTAAAACAGATAAGAGATCGTATGGAAATTTTAAGAGCGCTTGCTGTTGGCGGCGACGTTGCTCAGTTAGATATCTGGGATAGCGATACGGCTAAGGCGGCTGGTTATCATAAAGATCCACGCCAACCCGAAACTTTGTTTTTCAAAATTGAGCGCACAGGTGGAGATATTTTTTACGAGTACGTCGATAAAAAAGGCTTCCAAAAGGTTGAGGATAATTAAATGTCACGTCAAAGACCTCTTACTCTGGCAGAACTCCGTGCTGGACCCGACGCTACCGTTACTGAAAACCCATCACAAGACCCAAAGCAGACCGCGAGTAGACCCTTAACTCTCGCAGAATTACGTGCTGGACCGACCGCAGATGATTTGCCCACAGATGAAAACCTGCGGGCCGCTCAAATGCGTGCACAAGAAAGGCGAAGGCAAAAGCTCGCAAGAGAGGCACAACGATCGGCGAGTGATAGATTGAAGGGCTTTGGAGAGGCGGCCTTGACCGTCGGCTCAAGCGCTTTAGCCGCTCCTGTAGCTCAGGCAGCGGGTACTCTATTTGGCGTTTTCAATGAAGGTGGTGGTTACAGGAACATCGACAGAGTTAAAAGCACCGCTGAGGATTTTGTTGATGCGGTCACCTATCAACCGCGAACAGAAGCAGGTCAGGAGTATGTAACGACGGTGGGTGAAATGCTCGAACCCGTCGCCTACGTGACAGATCCTTTTGTGGCGAACCTTGCTCTTAGGGAACTATCCAGGAGCGTCACAACTCTTCGGGAAGGCGCGCAAGCGAGAGAGGTATTAATCAAAACAAAAGACTTTGGTTCACAAGTGCGGATGCGCACTAAAATCAAAGACAAAAATAATTATGTTGATGCTGAGGTAGCAGACGTAAAGATAAAAGACGGCTCACTGGTGCCAGACGAGACGGGAATAAAACTTGTTAAGGAGGGTTTATTGCGGGAGGACGTCTCTCTGGTAACAAACGCCAACACCTCTACTAAACAAAAAATGACAGAAATGCTTGATCGAGCAGAGACAGGCCAGTCTAACTTCCGCAATCGCGCTGACATGCCGCATCAAGCGGTTATCGGTAAGTCCGTAGCAGATCGACTCAACGTGTTGGAAGGTGAGGCAAAACTCATAAGATCTGACCTTCAGAAAATGATGGACGGTGAGGCTGGAGATACACTGATTGATATTACTTCTGCACAGGCTCTCTTTCGTGACAGCTTAAAGAAAGCAAACGTAGAAACACCTAGCAGCACAATACCCAAGGATGGTCGCAAATCGACTTTAGCGGACGAGCATTTTGCAGAAAGTAATTACGCTGAGTTCCCTAACCTTAAAAACTTGTTTATCCGCATCGATGGATTGCTCAATAAGAGATCAACTAACGGTCAAATGTCGGCGCGGGATGCCCATGAGTTCAAGCTCTTACTTGATGACTTTTACACCATGTCGAGCAAGGGTGGAGAGGTCAACATGAGCGTAGATCGGATGCTGGCGCTACGAAAGGGTATTAACGAGGCGCTGTCTGGCGTCACCGATCAGTTTGAGCGGTCATACGGTAGTTACAATGCCGACTTGCAGGGGATTCTAATAGCGCAAAAGCCGTTTGAAAATTTGAGAGAGATTAACGTGGGTGCTGGTGGGTCGCGTCGAGGATCTTGGTCGGGGGCTACTACTCACAAAGATTTAGGCAATCGTGCATCAACAGCACTCGATCCAGAGTCGCCCTCTTCTACCAAGGCCGATCTTGATCGATTAGATCAACAGCTTAGTGACTTAGGAGTGACAGGGTTTAATGATGACCTTGCTGGTCAAGTCAGATTCAGCAATATGCTGACCGAACATTTTCGCGTGTCCGACGAGGGACTTATTTTAGCGGGTAAAAGTGCAGACGCAGGAGCATTGCAGCGCAACCTAGCAGACATTACTATTTCTGGGGCGTTGGGTAACACCTTTGCCGTTGGTCACGCAGTAGCCAACATTGCGGGTGCGACATTAAGAAAAGGCAAGGCTGCGCAAAAAGCCGTAAAGGTACGCAAAAAGCAACGAGCGCTAGTGCGTCAGGCGTTGGGTGAAGAAAATGAAGCGCAACCAAGAGCAACTTTTACACCCCTGCGCCCACTCAATCGTAATGAGGCCGCTCCTTCACCCGCACCGCGTCCACCAATGCTTACGGGACCGCGTGACCCAGAGCTACCAAACCAGCCGCTAAA